ACCTCCATAGTATTGGTAGAAAGCGTTATCGGACTCAATCCGATCATAGAACGCTTGGCGGACTAGCGCGCGGTCGGTCGCCACATTTACTCACCGCCTTTATTAAGTTTTCTTTGCCGGTCTTCCCGGAGATTTTTTTGCCGACGCAGGATCTGCGGAGGAACTTGCCGCCTGCTGCGCCGCTACAAGAGCCGCAATTTGTTCCTTCATCGCCTTAAGTTCATTTTCAAGGACTTCATTCTGCATCTTGAGTCGCTGCTTTTCTTTATCTTCACGTTCTTCCGGCAGGATTACGGAAAGATTAGAAACCTTGCGACCACGCAAAAGTTCTTGCCAACGCGCATTCACCAAAACGACCACATTGTCAATTGGCTTACGGATGCTAGTGTTGATAAGCGAGAGCATTTTGCCTCGAATTCTCTCAATAGTAAGAACGTCTCTTACTGCAAGAATGCGATTCATCTTAGCAACAGTAGGATACATAAGTGCATCTTCAATGAGTTCTTCGTCCCAGAACCGTTCTCTCCAATTCGGGAATCCGAGTGCTTCGTAAATTTCGTCGCGCTCAGATTCCTCAAATGTGAGAATGCCACTTACGAACAAATCGCCGTTTTTACTATTGGCAAACTCAATGTCAAGGAATGACAAGGGAACCATGACTGAAATGCCATCACGCGCACCATCAAACATGACTTCCCTTGACACGCCCTTAAAAGATACAGGACTTTTGCAAGAATTGTAGACCTTGATATTACTGCGATCCCTAATTTTTGCGATATTAATAATGGACACCCCTTACTTCAAATTTGGCTTAAATTAAGCGATAACGATCTTAGCAACCTTCGTCGCGTCAGCGATGCAATAAGCAAAGGTATAACCGTTCATCTTGAGGTGGATCTGCTCCTTGTCGTTATCCATCGTCTCGTAGACATTGAGAGAACCAACGGTCTCAAGGGTGCCGATCTTGCCAGCGACACCGATAATGGTGTTGTTGGGAACCTGATAGGAGCCATCCGCAAGCAGCTTCTGCCCAGAGTAGCCAAGGAGAGCAACGCCAGAGTAGAAGGGGAGGAAGCCCTTGGAGAACCACATGGACTTTTCGGTATCGGTCTTGTTGGTATCAGCCTTGGAAAGATTAGCAACAGCTTGGATGTATTTGTTCAGACCAAACGCAAACGGAGAGCCATCCTCAACCATATCAGCAAGATACAGCGCAAGAGCAAGCATGGAGGTATCGGTAGGAGCAGTAGAAGTTTCATTGATATAATTCGCAGAACCAGAGCCGATAGCGGCGGAGACAGCAGTCATGACCATAGCAACCCGCTTCATTTCAAAGGCTTCACGCGCCCAGTTGACATAGTTGGCAACATTTTTATAACCGCCGCGACGAAGCTCCTGATAGGGGATATAAGTCTCGATAGCAAGACTCTTGCGAGTGGGGACGGTAATGCTATGATCAACATAGGATGCATCAACGTTGCCGCCAATGGTGGCTTCGTGCGCAATCAGAGTGTTCTTAGGCATGCTCTCAACGCGGGTATCATCAAACTCGCCAATGGTGCCTTCGTTGAACATACGACCAAGAAGTTCACCGGGAGCCATAACAACGTCGGGGGTAATGACACGAGTCAGAAGGGCAGCGAGTTCCTGATCCTTATCAAAACCAGTACGACCAACTTCCTTCCAGTAAGCGTCGGCGGCGGCATTCATTTCCTTGTCTTCGGAACTAAGCTCGCAGTTGTAAACAACCTTGCGCGCCCAATCGTTAATGAAACCGGGCTGTTCAATAATCTGGGCAAATTCGGTATTCATTGTTTTTCCTCCTTATAAAAAAAGCAGTTTATCTTACACGGTCGCCTTAGCGACGCGCTCGATGATGTACAGGGTGCCAGTAGGATCAGCGTAGGTGCCGCCATAAACCCACTGATAGGCATCGCCAGTAGTAGCTTCAGCGAAAACGCCAGCGGTAGCATCGATGGGATCGCCAACAGAAAGACCAGTCGTAGTGACCTGATCAGTTGCAAAGCGATCACCAACATAAGTGGGGATGACATTTACAAACGCGTACTGCGCGATGTCCTCAAAGGCATCATCTTCGGGATTCACAATGGAATAAAGACCGGTATAGGACTTGGGAATGTCCACCAGATAGTCGCCAACACCAGTAGCCTTGTCAACTTCAGAATTGGCGTAGTCGAGAGAAACAGCCATACCCTGAGTCATGGCTGCACCAGCCTTAAAGTCCGCCTTAATGGGGCGATTTCCAAGAGGGGTAAGATTGCGAAGCATTTTGTTTCCTCCTTTAAAATAGAAAAAGCTCCGGCATATGCCAGAGTTATTGGTTAATGGGAGACTATGCGTCAACCCAAACTGCGTATAGAGTTGTAGCGGCACCAATCATGCCAGAAGTAACCGTAATCTCATCGTCAGGATCGTATGAGGTTCCAGTACCTGCGGCGGCAGTATCCCAGCGGGAGAATACTTTACCAGTAGGCGGAGTAAATGTGGATTCGGGAACTGTAATTACGTCGTCTACATAATACTTCGTGGTATCCGTCATAGTACCAGTACCCGTATTCGCGTCCAGCGCAAGAAGGGTATGGGAGTTGGCATACTGTGCATACAACGTAATATTTGCCCCTGCAACGGTAATTGTATCTCCAGGATCATAGTTGGTTCCAGAACCATTTGCCGCCGTATCGTAATCTACAAAATCCTTATAAGTAGGCGCGACGAAGGTGTTAGACAGAACAGTTACAACTTTGCCGACGTAATATGGAGAACGAGGATCGGTCTGCGTACCAGTGCCGCCATTCTTATCATATGTAACCGTGCGAGTCGCAGGAGCCGTGGCGGGCATAACCTTCTCTATAATGGGAAGTCTTGCGGTCGGGTCTACCTGAAGTCCGCCATAAACCCACTGATAGGCAGACGCGCCAGCGGCTTTGACAAACTTACCGTTAGATACATTCATAGGATCGCCAATATCAGCAGTACCCACAGTGACTTCTGAAGATGCATAACGCTCTCCAACGGACGTATTAACAACCTGGCATTTTGCAGCAGCAGCGAGAGTATCATGGATGGTATCCGTTGGATTTACAACAGCGTAAATACCGGTGTATTCCTTGGAGCCATTAACTAGATATTCGCCAAGTCCGCTAGTGGCGGCAGCAACAGTACCAGCACTCAGATCCTTCGTGACAACTGTGCCACGAATCATTTCTGCGGCGGTAGTCATGATCTCAATGGGCTTATTTTTCTTTACTTGCAAATCTCTTAGCATTTTTTCACCTCATTTCTACCTGTGCAAAAAGTCTTTGAATACGGCATATGAATCAGAAGGGGTGGTATCGGAAAGAACCATGCGCGGTTTGGGCTGTTTCTTTTCAGTAGTCTCGTGGGACTTGTCCTTCTTTTTGCCCACAATACGATCAGCAATCAGAGCCTTGACTTCCAACGTCTTGAGATCGTTAATCAGCGCAGCAACTTCGTCAGATTCAACTTCCTCCTTGGTAAGAACACCAGATGTCTCTACGTACTGACGCAGTTCTGCAATGTCCGTCTGGCGTTTTGCTTCTGCCGCTTCTTGCTCCGCCTTTTCTGCCGCTTCCTTATAAATAGAAAGCGCAGCCACCTGCGCGGTGAGATCGTTGATCTGCTTATTTGCATCCACGAGCGCGGAGTTCTTTTCATCAAATGCGGAATTGATGTTTCTGGGGGCTACGATAAGAACAACCGGAGAAAGCGAGGATATCATCACTTCTTCCGATTCTACGGTATACGAGAATTCATTCATGTCAGTCTCGTTTTCAGACCAATCGTGCGCCCATCCCGTATGAGACTCCGGGAAGATAAACACTACGTCCAGATATCGGTCGGCAAACTTATAAAGAGCCTCTTCAATTTTCCATCGAAGATCGCGCATAGTCAGTTCTGCTTTTTCCTGGGTTTCGGGTTCCGTTACTTCTTCTTTTTCTTCTGCGGTTCCGGTTTCTTCGTGACTGGCTGCGGCTTCTTTTCCTTCTTCTTCGGCATTTTCAACTCCCCCGCTGTCTACTTCTTCTTCAGAAGTGTCGATAATTTTTTCATCTTCCATTTCTTGTACCTCGTTTCCAGTAGAATCGTTTTCAAGCAGATCTTGAGATAGTGCTTCAGCAACGAGAAGTTCATTAGACTTAGTAGCAACATTTAACACTTCTGCGCTTGGCCCATATGCAGGTTTTGCCAAGCCGAGCAAGCAATTGGCTTCAAATACATAGTTAATTAAGTCTTTAATACCATCGATAAACCTATATTCTGAAACATTAATTTCCCATGAGTTGTGAAGATTGCCCTCTGAATACAATCTATTAATAGCAGCAACGGCGTTCTTGTTGCGTTTCCAGATTTTCTGTTTTGCGAATAGGCACGGTAGCGTTGCAATACTTTTATCTGGTAATTCTACTGAATCGTCTTGGATGTATACTTCTGTATGAACACCTATGGGGGTAGTTCCGAAAGTGATATCGCCATTAGCATCAATTGATACTTCATGCCCTTTGAATGTTGGCTTTCCAAGATTATCAACTGTATATTTAGCAACCACAGGCATTCCGACGAGGGTCTGTGCTTTTTCTAATGCAGTTTCATCATACGGCAAACGTGTTCCATTATAGTTTGCGACAGAGTAGTAACAAACCCTATTCAATAATTCAAGATAATTTTTATCTTCAGAGATAACAGTAGATTTACTGGATAGGAATATATTCATTTTCTCCAATACTTACTCACCACCTTTCTGCGCGCCAAACTCTAGCCCATATTCAGATAAATCTATTTTTTGAACTTCTTCATCCTTGTGAATTATCGATACAATCTTTTTGCCATCGTCGTATTTTTCAATTTGAATAAGGACGGGTTCGCGGCAGCAAGGGCAAACGAGACTAAAATTATTAGCGATTGTCGTTATACGTTTCGTCATAAACTTTCTTGTCCGTCTCCTCGCCGTCCGGACGCCCCCCTTCTTTCACTGGTTCTGCATTTCCGCCATTCGTGAATGCCGTCAAACGCGGCTTAAAATATTGAGAGATGCCAGTCTCTTCTTCCGCTTTTCGTCTCTCCACTTCGTCTGCGTAATCAACGCCCACGAGTTCCAAAGCAGTCCTGAGAGAAGCATTAAAAGTGCTGTAAAGCAGTACACTCAATTCCTTCCTAAGCGCGAATTCAAGATATTCACTATCCAATATCTTTATCGAAGGGGCATAAGCAGGATCAAAACCTTCATCAATCAAAATTCTGCGATAGAACTTTTTGAAAATGCGCTCAAATTGAGTAGTAATAGCATTGATTGTTTTCATCAACTGCTCAAGACTAATCTTGGCGGTGCTTACACTTTGATTATTAGACTCCATGCTAAGAAAGCCTATACCGAGTGTAGACATTTCACGGTTAAGGTGAAAGACTATCGTCTTTATGTCAACAAGGTCGCTTTTTGGCTCGACATACTCAAGTTTTTCTACATTATTTGGAGAAGTAAGGGCAATCGATCCGCCGTTTTTATACGCCGCAATCAATTCTTTATGTGCATACGCTTGTCCAGTGATATCTAACCCAACGTTTGTGCCAGTGGTTGTGTTTTGTTGTCGTAGAATTTGATGCAAAATTTTCTTGCTTCTGGCCTTACTATTGACTTCATCGCTTTTATAGAAGCTTTGAAGCACGATAGAGCTTGATAACGCTCTGAAAATTGGAGTCAGGCCATAACGACGCGAGAGATTCCCAATACGTACAACCCCTGTATACTCGACATCAAGTTTTGCATAGGGGTCTTTGTTTTTATACGCAGCATAAATCTCCGGAGGATAATTTGCTTTAATCTCTTCTTCTATCGTCGGGAAAAACATATTTTTGCCAGAACGATATTTGAAACCAGCGCGCTGTAGTCTTGCTTTTAGTTCATTCATGTCTATCAATACGACCGGTTCCCCGCCCACAGTGTATGGAGCAAGAATCCCAACACCGAGCGGATATGAGTCAATCAACCACCCAGCATCCGGATCGCGTCGCAAACATAGAATACAGTTACCTTCGTAATAGGTAGAAGTTGTTTTTTCGCGAATCAAACCGCTAAGATTTACATCATCATTTACCTCGTCAATTAGTGCCTTAGCTGATTCAAACTTCTTTTGCTTGATCTTACCTAATTGCGTAGAGGGATAGTTTAACTTGTACTGATCATTGATATTCACATAGATTGATTCAACAACTTTTCCGATTATGTCATCTATATTGATTCTTTTAGAGACAAGAGTATTGATTTGTAGAATCTTTTTAATGTCATCTTGCGGATTCTCGGCAAGTCTGTCTAAAGTATCAATGGTAGGAGTAAGAAATGATCCACTTGCATCAAGAATCGCAGATGAAAGTTTATCGTTAAAGTTATACGATCTTACGGCAGACTCAACCGCTCGGTTAACTATGGATTCTACTGAAGTATCCTCTTTAACCACATCAACTGGTTTTGCGGAAGTGTTCAGTACCACAAAATCCTCAGTTTCTTGCGAAAGACTTTCGACCATTTGCTTTTTCTTTCTTGGCACTATTACACCCCCTTAGTCAAAATCTATTTCTGTTACACTCGGAATGATGGCGTTTATATCAAATGAATTTTTAATAGAAGTTAAGTCGTTTCTGCGCATTTGAGACAATGCGTATGAGGCCATTGCGCAAGTATAGCAACGATCATCATGCATTCTATTCTTTTTATCTTTTGCAAGATCGTATTGAATACCACCATTAGGTGTTTCGTATCTACACATGTAAATAATCTCATTTTTCATCAAATTACACTGCGTTAGCGAAACACATTCTTCCGTTGTTAAAACGTATTCCTCTAATTCACCTTTTTTGTTTGTAATCCAAACAGTATCTTTGTTGTCATACTCCGGAAATTCCATTAAATCATGCTTTGTCATTTTCTCAAGGCAATTGAAAATAATGGACTTATAAGCCTTTGGCTCGATAAGATGAACAATTGGTCGAGCATGACTATATTTTATCCGAGACGTTTCATATTGCTTGTGCTCTGGGTCGATAATTCCGGAGTGCATCTGCCCGTCATCGCCCATCCAATCCTCCATGAGAGAATCGGCTACGGCAGAGATGCCACCACCACCAGCCCCAGCGTCGATAAAAAATTCAACGTTTTCATATTCTGCGGCGCGCGGGCCATTATAGGCTAGGAGCATCCGCTTAATTATCTTGATCTGTTCTGGCATAGGAAGCGGCGTCTTATTATGAGTATCCTGGTCTACCATCGAAACAGTGTTGACCAGTCGGAGTTTGAATCCAACCAGTTGGTCGTCTATTACTTCCCATACGGACAAAATACTTCCGTCAAAGTTTCGCGCCGGGTCATAGCAAAAGATAAATTTCCGTTTTCCTGTGTCGTTATAAAACACGGGGAGATATGGTCTGCTGTTCCGTATGAGCGCGTCCATCTTAACAATTGAATTTTCGCCAGCATCTTTGCGGAAACGATTGAATAGTTCCCTATCCGCAAGATCTGGATCTTCATCAATTTCTTTCTCGATTTGCTCTTTCGTCAGGTGCGATTTATACGGATCGCCATCGACGGTAGAGTAGTTCAAAATTGTGTTGACGTTAAGATCGCACACAAAGTAATTAGGATCACCCATAAACATTTTCTTAGCAAACGATCTATATTTCTCGTAAAACGGATATGTCACGTCGCCAGCAGATGATGCGTAGAGCAGTTGTAAAGGCATCTGAATAGGATCGATCCTTTGAATTTTGTTCACGCCCAACCCGAAGCTAGAGTCAACGTTGATAAAGTTTTCTGTAACCGACATCTGCTCAGCCGTCTGCCACGCCGTTTCATCGTACAAGACGGAGCCGCGCTTGCCGCGCAGGGCGTCTAAATTTGAGGATAGGGTAATCATCTCTGAGTTGTTGAAAAGATGAAACGAATGCCCAGCGGGATTGTGTGAAAATCCGGTTTCACTATTTGCGGATTTCTCTACTTCGGCAGCAAATAAGTCCGTGCATGTTTTAAAATGGGGGATTTTTTGAAGTGCGAGATCTTCGAGCTTTTTAAACGTCTCAATAGACTGAGCAAGCGTCAATGCGCTAATGTAAACTTTGTAGTTTGGAATAAGCAGCAATTTTGCCTGATAATATACGGCAGCAAGCACGGTTTTACCCGCTCCACGACAACAAAGCCACAACACGAATGGTCGCGCCCAACTGTTCATCAGACACCATTTCTGGTAATCAAAAAGTTTAACGCCAAAAAATTCTTCAATGAACCATATGGGATTTTTCCTGCCCTCACTAATGACTTTTGTGAATTTTGAATATTCCTCTAGTTTCCGCTGGGACAGTTCTTTCTTTGACATAGGCGCATTTACATACATATCAACGCCTACCTTTTCTTCTTTTGTTCAAGATCAATCAATCTGTTTTTCGCGACGCGCAATTCTTCTCTGTTTTTTTCAAGTTCTGCCTGTAACTTTTGAATAGACTCGCGCTGATCTTTTACAAGGTCTGTATAATCATTCGCATCCCATGTTAATTGCTCAAGAATACTTCTGTTACTTAAATCTGCCACTTGCTTCATTGCATCCGAAGTGCTTATATCAAACATGTTTACTTTGATTGATTCAAAACCATCA